ATTCAGCTTTTTTTGTTCCACTTTCCATACAATTAATATAATTTGGTGTACCACCATTACCAACCATATACATTCCAAAATCAACTCCACCAAAATTTCCTATATCTGTTGATGGACTTTTTTCAAAAGCTAAACCACCAATCTTTGAATCATCTGTCACTTTGAATGTAACTTGAAATTCCTCACCACTTGCCAAATTAGCTGGATTCCATGTTACAGTAGATTGTGCTTGATAATTATCCCATTCACTACTACCACTATGTGATGTTGCTGTCAAATTACTATTACTTATTGTTACATTCTCAATTCCAGTAGAACTATCCCATACAGTTGCAGCACCAACAACTATTGCTGTACTACTTCCCTGTATTCTCTCTCCTGAAAGATATGTTATTGCCATAGGTCTATAACACCTACGCCACTTGGACTTCTACTAACGCACCGTTTTTGTGAACCACAGCAAAGACACCCTCATTATTGGTATCTATTTTACGGATATAAATGTCACGATCTCCACTTCCTGAAGCTAATGATCCTACTGCCGTACCTAATGTTTGTGATTCGCCTGTTTGACCAGCATATGTTGTAGTTGTCGAGTTTGAAAAGACATGGAATAATGTTGCTCCTCCTCCTGCTGTTAAATCGAAATCTGTTCCTGTATCATCTGTAAAGAATAATTTATTTGGCGTTGCGAGATCTACCCATATCTGACCTAATCCTGCTTGTGAAGAATCTGCTGATGCCTGCTCTTTTAGGAATATAACACCACCATTGGTAATATTTGCACCATCCAAATCTATATGGCTTGTAGCACTACTCATTGTTAATCCTGTTAATTCTCCTACACTTGTAATAGCTGATTGTGCTGCTTGTGTAACCGTTAATGCTGTTCCACTTGCGTTACCTGTAACGTCTCCTGTAACATTACCTTCTATGTTTGCTACTAATGTTGCTGTTGTATAGCCTGTTGCTCCTGTATTTATTGCTGTGACTGATGTTAAGTCTTCTTGAGTATCCTTAAATAATTTCCATTTACCTGAATCGTTAGCATCTCTGAATAATCCTGATCGTAAATCTTGTGAACCTGATGTATCATATAATCCCCAGAAACCAATATCAATAGTATCTGCTCCTGCATTAGCCTTTGCTAATTGTATTAAAGGATCTTCTACTGCTAAGTTTGTTACGTCTAAAGTGGTTGTAGTTCCTGATACTGTCAAATTTCCTGTTACTGTTAATGCTGGAACTGTTACTAATCCTGAACTTGGGTTATATGTCAAGTCTCCGTCTGATTCTAATCCTAAGTTTCCTGTTGCAGCACCACCTGAGGTAAATACTATTGCATTACTTTCATTTGTATTCTCATTATCTGTAATAGTGACTGTTGTTGCTATTGCTGCTGTACCTGATGTACTTTGGTTTAATGTTGGAAAACTACAATTTGCTAGGTTTCCACTTGCAGGTGTACCTAATGCTGGTGCTACTAAAACCATACCAGAAGCCATTGTTCCTTGTGATACTTGTGCTGCTGGTAATGCAGTACAGTTTGTTAATACACCTGCTGATGGTGTTCCCAATGCTGGTGTTGTGAGTGATGGACTTGTTGCAAATACTAATAGACCACTTCCTGTTTCATCTGAAATTGTTCCTGCTAGTTCTGATGATGATGTTGCTGCAAAGTCACTTAACTTTGCTCCTGATGCTGCTATTCCTGATTCTGCTAATGTTTGGTTAATCCATGCTGAACCATTCCATTTTAATAATTCTCCTGAACCTATACCTGAAATAGTTACATCTCCTATATCACTTACTGCATTTACTACTCCACCCCCATATCCATACCAATAGTTTCCTTTTCTGATAAGAATTGTTGGTGATGTTGCTGATAAAACCTCATCTGATCCACTTACTGTTTGTATTTGACCGTTTGAGGAAAGACTTGATGTATGTTTTAATGTTACGTCATAACTTGATTGACCAAATAAGTAAAGTAAATCATATTCACTTGTGTTTGTTAATGTGATTGTGTCTATATCATCTGCTGCTCCACTCTCTCCTGCAACTACAGTTACTGTATCGGTAACTAATAATGCGTTTGAAGATAATGTTACTGTCGCTGTCTGTGGAGTGAATCCTAACATTCCCTCGTTATCGAGAGCTTCATTCCATTCATTAGAACCTATAGGATAAGCTGGATCATCTGCATATGTACTTGTATTTACCTGTGTTGCGTGTAATCCATATGCTTTTCGTGCCATTAGTCAACCCTCCTCAATATTGGTACTACAGTTTCATAATGTTTTACTTTAGCATTAAGTCCTTGTTGTGGTTTATGTGCTATTTTTTCTAGTAGCCGAAATATACCAGCCATACTCAATGGCTTAGGCATTCTATGCTCCTTCGAAGGTGTGGTTTACGAAAATCTTAAGTGTGTCGCTTGCTGTCTTCTCGAATGCTGATGCAAATGAGAATGTAGTTAATAGTTTGGCATTAGCTCCTGCTGTTGCTGATGTTGCTCTATCAACAATACAACCACCTGTTAGGTCGTTTACACTTGTTGTATTAAAGTCACTAGTAGCCCATTCATAAGACCATGTTACTTGGTCGTTTGCTCCACCTGTGTTATCTGAATCGTTATCGTTGTGTCTAGGATAATTTGTTCTTAGGACTTTAGTTGTGTTTCTTCCTGAACCAGAACTTGCATCTAAAGCACCTGTTACATCTGAATAATCGTGACCTTGTGCTGGGGTTGCTGAACCGTTTCTTAGTACCATAGCACCATAAACTGTGCTTGAAGATACTGTTGTAGAACCGTCATGATGGAATAATATACCATCTGAAGCAAAGTTAGTATCTGCATAGGCTGAGCCATCTGCTGATTTTAGTGTAATTTTCTTAGAATAATATTCATCTCCAACTGTTGTTACTAGGTTGTGAGTATACATCCATTCTTTATTAATAGAACCATCTTCCTGACCAACTCCTTTTACTATACAAACATTGTCATCAGGGTTTAAAGGAACTCCTCTACTCCAATATTTAGGAGAGTGATCTTTCCATGAGTTGAATTTCTCTATCCTTTCGTTGATTGTATCGAATGAATCGGATATTTTCATACCTAATATCCACCTCATTAGTATTTAAATATTCTTGCTTATACAGGTTCAGATGTTGTTATTCCACTTCTGAGTTCATGAACTGCCACTCCTAAAGCATTATCTAAGTCATATGCATCTAAGAAATGTTCTCCACAATCTATCACTGTGGTGCCTTGTGGATAGTAAAACTTGACAGATTTTACAGGTAATGCTAATTTTGTAGTTTGACCGTGGTCTTCATCAATAACGTTTATTTTATAATTCTCTCTTATATAATTTACAAGTGTGGGAACTCTTATTGTAAATCTTCTATTTAAACCACTAAATCTACCTGTAAATCTGGCTAAAAAATTAGTAAGATTGACAGCTCCAGTAGAATTTGTAATTTGTGGTATAAATATTCTTTTTGATATATCACCCAGAGTATCTGCATTACTATCTCTGTGTGTATAAAAATGATTACGATTAGTTATATCCTCATATTGATATTCTACAGTATAAGTACCAGTAGTTTCAGCAGCAGCACCTAATATAATAGTTGTATAACCACTGGTTCCTGATGGTTCGAATCCCACTGTAAATTCTTCATTATTGGCAGGGGCAGTTCCATAAACCTTGTTTGTTAATATAGTTCCATCTGAATATGTTACTTTTACAGCAGCAGGTGCCATAGGTTTTCTGGCAGTTCCAGCTCGCAATGTAGTATAACCATCAGTGAAATTTGGTGTATTTCCACTATGTGTTCCAACAGTCACATTTTCTTTTACTGGTATTCTTGTTATTCCTGTTGCAAGTGTCACCGTTGTTGAATCGTCTTTACCAAGAGAAGTGACTTTAATGTTTCCCTGTTTGAATGTTATTGAAGAAAATTTGTCATCATTATGATCTGTATCTGTAAGACCTAACTCTAAACCAGTATGATAATCAATATCATTATTTTCCAATAATAAAATTCCTCTAGAACCAATACTGAATGAAGAATCATTTGATCCATTTAAGGTCAATACCACAATATTTTGATATAATGTTCCGACTGCTGCGTATTCATCATAATCATTATTATCTATATTACCATCAACATCAACAACCTTTATTCCTGTATTCCAAGCCTTTAATATATCAGTTACAATTTCTTCACCATTCTTATCATAATATATGTTTTTATATATATCAGAATCTCCTGTTGTCCAAGTAACATGACTTCCATTGGTCTTACCAGTATTAACCTCTAAATCATGTAATATCTTTGCCATGCCTTTACAATGTGCTATCTTATGAGTTGGTTGTTCATCTATTTTCCAAACTTTCCCACCAAACTTCATGGTATTTGGCTGTCTTCTAGCCTGTCTTAAAGATGCAAAATCTTCATCAGACAAAAATCCACCAGAATACAATCTTACCTGTGCTAGTTTTGCCTTTGGGATTTGATTTCCCACATCCAGAACATCCTCGCCTATATAAAGTGGAGAGGTGCTTACAATATCTCCCTCCATTTTGGTTGGGGTTCCCTCTGTTATATTATCAACACTGAAAGTAATTAAATTATTTCCATCTCTTTTTAGTCTTACATAATGATATTGTTTCTGTGTTTTTTGTCCACTTGTATTTGTATTAACGTTTGTACCTAGAAAATCCGTGGTTGTTCCACCTATTTTTACTGTTGCTTTTAAACGTTGAACACTACTACTGGTGTCTAATGCCAAAATTTTTATATAATTTGTAGAATCACCCTTAGAAAACAAACACCCACCGTTATTAGAAGCAGATGTATTTGCAAACCATATAATAATATCAAACTGACCGTCAAATTTCATATGAGATGAATCATTGGGAATTTTTACTCCCTTCCCTGAACCAGCAAAGTATATCACCCTACCATTACAACCATCAGTATATGTTGCAGTTGTTTCATCTGAACCCTCATCACCGTCATTATTATATCCACTTTCATCTCTGGTATTATGATCAAAATTCCATATACCAGCAAGATATCTTATATTCACTGGGTCTTGCATATATGATATATTATCACCCTTATCTATAGGAACGTTTCTTGGAAACATAAACACTCCTGTGTCTATTGCTCTTGTTCCATTTCTTTCTACTTCTGCTGTTAATAGTTCTCTAGGAATATTCTCTACAAAACAAGAAACATTATTAGTCATTATACTGCTGGCTGTGTTGCAGATACCTCATCTGATTTCAAGCCATCTCCTCCTCCGTTAACTGCTTTTACATAATACCAGAATGTTTTTCCTGTGTTTGCTGAAGTTGCTGGTTCCAAATATTCATAATAACTACCATCTAGATAATTAGCTGGTGTATCCTGATCTACCACAACAAAATTATCCTCAACACCCTTTCTAAATACCTTATAACTTTCTATTGTTGAAGAACTATCGGAAGGTGCCTGCCACCTTACTCTTATCTGTGTGTTTGGTGCTGAATACCCACCCTCTCCTGATGCATCACCACTAGCATCAACCTGATTTGCTGTGACATTTCTTGGATGACTTGCACTATCACTACCATAACTCACTATAACGTTTCCTGTTATAAATTGTATGTTTCCCTGCCAAACTACAGGAGAATCTCCTGTTATTGTAAATGTCATCTTGTTTATCCATCCCTCTCTTGCTGCCATATCAGGAAATGAAATCCAATAAACATCATTAATATCCCTGCCTTGAAATGTATTAAGAAGATAACTAATTATTTTACCTGATGTGTTGTCGCTTGACGGAGAACTAGTTGTCCATGTTATTGATGTTCCTGATGATCCACCTGATCGTGCATAATCTGCATCTGGATCAATATCACCCACACTTATATCACCACTGTCTCTCTGTTTTAAAATAGATGTTCCATGATCTGGTATTCTCCATGTTATGTTTATAGTTTCTGTGTTTCCCTCCATTTTAACCAGAATATTTTCATCTGCATCTTCCATAGGTAATGGCATTGGAGCCACTGGTTGGTTCATATCAATACTGGCAGTTTCAATATTATCTATTTCTAATCTGGAAGATATATTCCTACTATTATTAGTGGCTGCTGCTTTTCTATATAGAAATATTGAACCCATTAAATCCTACCTCTTCTTGTGTTTGCTTCTTGTATCACAGATAATATTGTTTGTCTTAGATTATTTAAGTCTGACTGTGAGCCTGACATATTTTGAATGTTAATTGTTATTCCACCAAATCCACCCTTACCATCAGGTATAACTGTTTCAGAACCTCTTTCACCAAATGAATATGTTTTACCACTTTTACCAACACCAAATATAGGCTCTGTTATTCTTCCACCTTCTGCGAAACCAAGATGTGGTCTTAAAGCTTTGAACGCAGCACCAACCAGCCAGTGACTCTCTAAATAATCAAATATACCAGTTAGAACACTCATGAATCCATCTGCAATTTTCTGTGGTAAGCTTTTTAGTCCAACCCATATTCTTGATGGAAGCATCGTTAAAGTATCGACTGCAGATTTCAACATTGTATATGCAATGGTTAATGCAGAAGAAGTCTGCTCCCATTTAGTTTTCAACCATTCAAGAGATGTCATAAATGTCGCAAATAATGTTTTAACATTTGGCATTTGATCTTTTAACCACTTAAAAATAGATTTTATAAATGGCATTTGTTCTTTGAGAGTTTCCCATGCAAACTTGACTACATTTGAACCTTCACCCACTAACCACTTGGCTACATTTCCAACCCATGTTATAGCAGTTACTACAAATGGTTTCATAGTATCAAGTATTGTTGATATTCCTTTATAGAAAAGATCCCATGAATCAGATAGTATTGTGTTTCCTGTAGAAGCAAATGCAGATGGTAATAATTTTGATGTAATTATATCAATAAAACTAGTACCTATGGTTGATGTTCCACCCATAAGCATAGCAACAAGAGCATTAACATCAAATGTTCCTGTACCCAATCCTGTAAAGAACCCAACTATCTTTGCACCTACATCTGTAAACCATTCTAATGCACTTGCAACAAATGTACCCAAATCATTTCCTAGTTTAATCATTACTGGATACATTGTAGTATACCAAGGTATGATAAATTTCCTAAGAAGTAATACAAGAATTGGTCTAAAGAAGAATCCAAAGAAATCTCCCAACGGTCTGAATATCATCATGATTGCAAACTTCCAAAGCTTAAGCATCTGTTGGAACATTGGAGATGAATCAAGAGCAGTTTTAATTATAGCACCCAATGCTACTAAACTTCCTAAAGCTAAAAATACTCCTAGTTTATGCTTCTTTAAAAAATCTGCTATGCCACCTAATCTATCTGAAAGATTTTTTCCTCCTCCTGTTTGTGTTTGACCCATTTGCCAAAGAAATCCCTGTTTACCTTTATTATATGCACTTCCTGTTCTACTTCTATCTGCTAATAAAGTCTGCATAGTTTTCTGTAAATTTTCTGCTTCCAAAAGTTTTTGCTTATCTTTTCCTTGATATTGCATAGCAGCCATATTTTGTTTAACAAAAGCATCATAATCACGAGTTGCTTGTTCAGATGCAAATCTTTTTTGTGTTACCCTTTCTGTTTGACCTATAATTCCTCTACCACCTTGGATACCACCAACTGCTACCCCACCAAATCCAAGTGATCCTTGCATAGCATTTGATAATAATTGTAATCCAGCATCAAAGTCTTTAAATGAGTGTCTGTAATCTACCATTTCTTTCTGCATTGCGAAATATGCTGCGTTTCTTTTATTTACTTCTTGTGTTTGTCTAGCTTGTTCTCCAGCTCTAAGTTTATCTTGGTGTGTCATTACTTTCATGTGTTTTGCTTGCTTTGCATGAAAATTTCTTTGTAGCATCTGCTGTTGTTGTTGGAAAATAAAATTCGACTTATTCATTTGTTCTATAGCAACTTGTTGTTTAAAATAAGCCTTTGTCATATCATCTAATACAGCATTCGCTGATCCCATCTGATTTTCCCATGCTTTAAGAGCACTCATTAATTGGGTTATTTGTTGTAGTAATCTATTAGCAGAAGCTTGGTCATCCCATTTTTTAGCCATTACCTAATATAAATCTCTAATGTATATAAATTTACTTAAAACCCTTCCTCATTTGATTGGTGGTAACTCTTTGATTTCTTTCATTCTTCTTTTGTTCTAGTATATGTATACTGATAAGATTCACTACGTATGAATAAGGTAATGCATCAACTTGATTTTTATCCCAGCCGAATTCCTGTGCTAGGAAGTAGTATAATTCGTAGAATTCTGCTCGGTTTCCTTCCCTCCGAACGTTTCCACCCAATCCGTCAAGAACTTCCCTAAAGGGTAGTCTTGCATCACTCCTGAGATGATTTGTCCAACTGTACCTGATTTTTGGTTTCGTAATGCAACAGCATCACCAGTTTTAAATGGTGCTGTTTTTAGTACTTTTAGTAAAATATCCATTCTGTATTGTGGTATGTTCATTTTTGGTTTTGAGAAGTCTGTTAAATCAACACTTCTATTTATAATTGATTCTATTTCTCCAAAGGTTAATTCACTTTCATACTCAACAGTTGCCTTTGCTCCCTCATAATCAATTTCAAATGATTTTAATACCATGTAGATATTAACTGTGGTGTATTATATAAATGTTTATGCTACGTCTGCTGTAATTTGGCATTGTTTTGCTTGCCAGTTCAACTCTTCAAATACTGGTTCTACTGGCTCTAAGCCTGTTACTGCATGATCCATGAAACTCAATCCTGACAATACAATCACTATTGATTTTCCATCTTCAGTATCAAATGTTAAATTAAATTCTGCTTCACCACCACCTCCTGCATAAGCATCTCCCCATGTTTCTTTAAATGTTGAGCCACCCACACCTGTCTTCATTTGGTTTATCAATGCATTTACTTTGTTCTGGTCTTTCCATGAAGCTCTAAATCTTCCAGTTATTTCTAAAATTCTCTTTACACCTTTTACTGCTTGGTTTGAACCTAACTGATAAAGTAGGTCGCTATTCTGTGTAAAGTTTATATCTGCTTCCTGTAATTCTGCTATAGTTGTAACACCACTTGTTGCTCTTAGGGCTAAAGTACCATGAGCAAATGTAAATGGTTTTGAGGTTTCTGCTGCTGCTGTACCAAAAGCTGCTGATGGTGCATCTTCCTTACCATAAGTTATATCGGCAGTACAGTTAACAGTATCATTCACTGCTGCTGCAATACTTAATGTGTTTAAGACACATCCTTTTAACGTTCTAACGTCAACATTACCTGTCTCTAAATCAAATCCTATTTCTGTTGTAAATGTAAGACCAGTATTATCACTTCCTGCTGGATCAGGATTCATGTTTTTTGCTGCACCTCCTGCCGTCAAACTACCATATACCTTATCTGTTCCACTGTCAGTTGGTGCTCCATAAATTGATTGAAAAATACTATGAGAAGTCGTATCTCCTAAAACAAAACTCACTCCCAGAGTTCCTGACTGTTGTCCATATGCAAAAGTCGTGGGCTCTACTTGACCTAATGCTGCTAAAGCAGTTCTATTAGTTGTTAAACTCCAACTTGTTACAGCAGTTTTTAACCCAAATGATTTGTTTGGGGAAGCTCCTGTTCCATAGTCGTCTTCATAGTCATATTTTATATATGCATTAGCTCCAGTTCGTACCATTCTGACTTATTTGAGGTATATTACTATATAAATATTCTTAAGGATTGGTTTTTCTATAAGAGATTGATATCATATGATTATACATATTACGAACAGTTTCACTTCTAGAATAGGATGACATTATTCTCAAGTCAGTATATGGAAATGTCGTTGATCCTCTCACATTAGCCTTGATTATTCTTATGACTTCTTTTACTATGATATTATGTCTTTCCTCATTGTAATATGATCTTATATCCAAATCAACACTTAAATCATGAAAAAAATCATCTCCATGCAAACCAAAATATTGTATATTTTCCTGTCTTGGAGTTATAAATACAACCTCTCTTGTGTCGCTGCCAAATCCTACAGATCTTCGTTCCCAAGCCTTCTGGAATAATGGTTCTCTACCAGCATCTCCAGAACCACCCCATCCATTATGAAGTAATGTGATTAAATCGTCCAGTGCTGAATATGTTATAGATCCCATATTACCACTTTACGGTTTCCCCCTCTTTAAGTTTTTCCTCCAGTTCAGGTATTTCTCCTGCTGAATACTGATATGTTTCATCATAAGGAAATGTCTGTCCTTCCCATGTATCATTAGGACTAAATGAACCCATTGCTGGTCTCATATGTTTTGTTCTATCATTAAATTCTGAATCTGTTTCTTGTGATGATCTTCTTCCAACATACCAAAATTTTCTCGCTATCTTATAAGCAACACTATCTAATAAGGTAAATCTTTGTTTAGCAGTTAAAGGTTTATCTGATGTAGTTCCCTTATGCCTGTTATATTCCATTCTTAAATCTAATGGAGACATATGAGCCCATTTTACAGTTTCTATCCATGTCTTTAAAGCCATTATATTTGGAACTCTATTGGCAGGTAATAGTTCTCCCTCATAATATTCTGGTAATGCTTCATGTGTTTTGTCAAATCTTCCCTTAGTTAACACATCATCTGGTGGTTCTTCGTATAGAAACTCCTGTGGTTCTCCTACAGTTCGTTTATAATAATCAACTATATCATCAACATCAGTGAGGTCTATGTTTTGTGGAATATATTCAATTCCCTTTGGAGTCTTAACACCAATATTTCCATTCTCATTTTCTACAGGAGTATAATCTTCCATTCTTAATTTGGTTTTTACATAATCAGTGACACCTTCTAACAAATCCTCTGCTTTTTGTTTACCTGCCTGATACTTCATAGCAAGGTAAAGTATTAACCCACTTCCTTTCATTATGGAATCACGAATACTTCTCTACGATTATCAACACATCTATCAATATCTTCTTGCCAGATCTTTTTAGATTCGCTGAGGTTTGCTATACCACCTGTAGGAAGTTCATCCATTCTAAAACTGGTGTTTAGAATATCAATAGATACCATCTTAATAATTGCATCTTTAATATCTGCTGGAACAGTAGTATCACCAGCAAACTCTTCTCCACCGTATCTATAAGTAACTCTAATTCTATTTTTTCTTAAGATGGAAAAGATAAATCCTCTCATGAATAGTCTACCATATTCATATTCTATATCATACCATTGACTATTTCCAAGTATGTTATTCCAACTTGAACCAGCTCCTTCCCAGATTTCAATCTTATCCCCCTCACTGGCATCTAATTCATAGATGTTTCTGTGCTGTAGGAATATAGGTGTTCCCCATCCAAATGTATAAACCAATGGTAAATCATGAACCTCTCTTGTTACCTTTTTAGACCTCCAAGCATGACCCATTCTTCGGTCAATTTCATCTTCCTTTCGGTTGATTAGTTTTTCAACCTGAGCCTTATTAGGTGTTGTATTAGCAGTTATAGGTATCCTTAAAAAATCAGCGATATCATATGTAGTACAATATGTCGTAGCCATACATTATATAAACTTTGTATTGTATATAAATTTACTTAAAGACTACAGTTACTTCAGCATTCCCTGTAACATCTGCATATATACCAGATTCAAACCTTCTATGAATGTTTGGATATGTACCCTGTGCTGCTGTGAAAATAGTAAATTCGGCTGTTCCACTTCCACTAGTTCCATTTTTAAATACTACCTTATCTGATCCAGAACCCACTTTTGTTACAAAAACTCCTACAATAACACCATGATTTCCTTTTATCAGAGTATCAGAATTAAACGATACTATATTATGATTCAGTTCTACCATGTATAGTCATTAACTCTGTCATATATAAACTTTAAGAAAAAAAAAGGGCTGTTTTTGGACTCTAGTAGCCTATAACTAGAAACTCGAATATTTTTGAGTTTACTAACGCTGAGGAATTTGGTACTTCTGCTAAGATATTACCGTTTCCTGAACCAGTGAAAGTTTTGATTTTTTCATTGGTTTTGTCGTATTGCACTACTAGTTTTGAATCCGTAAATGTAGGAATCACTGCAACTAGTGTGGATATTCTGTTCTCTTTAAGATCAGCCGACACTCCGTTGGTTGCATAGTTATCAGAAGCCCCAAATGTGACTTTGATACTATATATTCGTAGCTTAGATACTAATGCTGCTTGTACTGATAAAGTCTTTCTAACATTAGCATTTGTCCAATCTGATGTACTGATTGTTAAAGCCATATAATTAGGATTATATTAACACTTATAAAGATTACTTCCACCAAGCACCTAATAACTCAATCCCAGTAATGGTTTCTATTACTATAGAACCAAATAGGAATATAATTACTAAATCCCTAGCTTTTGCCAATTTCTCATTATGATATAACTGTACCATATTTCCTTAAAATAACACTTGAATATAAACTTAACTAAGTTAGTTAAAAAAAAGATTAGAGGACTATACTGTCCGTTCCTCTATTAACGGATATTCTTTGACCTTTTAGGTCTATCTTTTCTTTCGTTGGAATATCTGATGTCTTGATTACTTTTGTTCCAAGATTAACTGTGATTGATTCATTCTTAGGTAATACTGAACTTTTCTTACCAAAAACTAATCCATCATCTGTTATGGTTGATGTTCCACGATTTGCTGTTAGTGTTGTCATACTATTCATTAAACTAACTAGTACATATACTCTTGTAAGCTATGTTCTTGATTTTTCACAAAATTAAAAAAAAAGAGGGGTTTTATAGATTAAGATATCCCTACTCTATTCCTAGAGTTTTATATCTCTAATCTTGCCTTGAGATTTGAAGTGACGACAAACAGTTTCTCCCATAGTTCTGAATACACCTTTCTCAACAAATGCGTTGTTGACGAATGGGTATGCTGGACTTCTACGAGTTGCTTCGTAGTATTCCGTTGGGATTGCAATTTGTATTCCAATTCTTGGATAACCATATCCTTCTGCATCTGATGTATCAAATGCAAATAGTCTACCAATTTCACTGGCATCGCCAGAGTCGCTTGGTGCATCCTTTGATGGGATGAATGGTATTCCGTAAATGCTGTCCACATGAATACCTACTCCTGTACCTCTAAAGGTTTGTATACCATTAACATCGATTTGCACCAATGCTTCTCCGTAAGGATTTGGAATCCTGACAGAAGGCATATATAGTCCTTGAATTTCGGAATAGACCTCGTGTGAACCTAAGAATACGTTTGGATCTTTACCAGCAGCAATACGAATCTTTCGTAAGAAAGTTCTTAATGTATCGTCTGTTAGTACTCCGTTTGTGCCAATAGTTCCTGATGCTGACTCAACAGTACAGTCAAAATCACTTGAGCTGTCTCTGTCAATAGTTGCATTTGCTGCCCATGGATCGTATGAACCAGTAGTTGATGCACCTAATGCAGTTTCTTCTGCGTTGGATGAAACAATTCGGTCTAATGACTCCCAATCTGTGGTGCCAGCATTTGTTCCAGAACCAGATATGGTTCCTTCAACATCGGCTAAGAGCATTCTATTTAGGAATTCTTTGTGTTGTACTGCCATATACAATCGAAGTGAACCAAGTCCACCCCAAATGTCGTCTTTGCTGTGTGTAGCCAACCACTCCATAACTTCTGATGCTGAGAAAGGCAGTTGTGCTGTCTTTGGTCTAACATCAATTTCTTGTAGTGTTGGTTTTACTGTCTCAGCAATGAGTCCACCTTCTGCTGTACCACCAAGAGTAGTATTACCATTGGTTGTATTTAGCACTGGTTTTGCAGTAATAACCCTCCATCCTGATTTATCCCAAGGGTACTTTGGTAAGATACCAAAGGCATTGGCTTCAAGGTTGAGCTGTGCCCATGCATATGCTCCATAGATTGCGTTAAAAACGCCTGCTGTGGAAGTAGTTGCTGGTGCATCTGCTTTTCGTAGGAGGTTTCTATTGTATCCGTAATAGAGTGCTTCTAATTCATCAATAGTCTTTATCTGAACCATATCTACCACTGTCCGACCTCTTCAGGTGTTGGTTTGTAGTATTTTCCGTTCAAGATATCTCGTGCAACATTGCTCAAACCTTCGAATCCATTACTTCGTGCATCTTTAAGAATTGGTGAGAAATCCCCCATGGATTTGTCAACGTTCTCTAGTGCTGCACTTGGTCTTGGTGTCTCGGTTGAGAAAGTATGCTCAGACTTTTGAATTGAAGTTAATTCTTCGGACTTTTCTTGCATGGAAAGTTTTCCTTGATCTGCTTGAGGTTTCTTTGCACCATCTACTTCTTTTCGGTCAGAGTCAAGACCAACTTGTCTTGAGTTTGACTGATAGGTATCTGGTACTTTGACATCAGCACCTACATCATTATCTGAACCTGCACTTCCTGCTGGTTTCAGTGGTAAATCTGTTGGTTTTTCTAATGCCTTTAGTCTCGAGTCAAATTTTCCGATTGTTTCGCTTACACCCTTTTGGGTTTCAGCAAGTGATTGAACAACGTCAGTAAGAGTATCAATACTGGATTTTACTTTCGAAAATGCTTTTGAAGCATCTTGGCGTAATTCCTCAGTAGTTTCCTCTCCATGACTTTCTTCTTTTTCGTCTTCAGAATCTTCTTTTTTCTCTTCGGCTTGTTTAGAATTTTCTTCTTCGGTCATGTTATTACCTAATCTATATAAATGGGGTTTATATATATTTCGGACTAAGCAAAGAATCATCATCATCAATTGCTCTTGAGGGATCTCCTCTCTTACTGTTGCCTGCTTCAGTAGTATAACCTTCCTTTTTAGATTCTTTTATATCATTAACATCATGCACAATTATCTCCATTTCAGGTGGTATTTCTGTTATTGTGTGGTTTTGACCACTTCCTTGAACGTTAGTATAACCCTCATTACCGTATCCTAAGCCCCTTTGACCTGCTCCAAATTGACCTTCTGTTACCTTGCTTATTATTGATTCTAATGATTTACGCATTGCATCTTTTCTGGGGGGCTTTAATCCTTCCTTTTCTGGAAATTTTTCATAAAGCCAATCACCATAATCTGGTATGTCATCTGATTTAACACCTCTATCTGCCCAATGTTCTCTATTTTTTGATTCAAATGATTGATAGTCACCTTGATCGAACATTCCTCTCTGTCTTTCATCCCATTCTTCCCATGCTCTATCTGTAGGGCGTTTACTATATGACATCCTTTCAGGGTCATAACCAGTACCTTCATGAGAAATATCTAAATCCATGATTTTTTGTTCTGGAGTCGGTTCTGGTTTTGGTTTGTCACTACCTTTTCCATCCATAGAATCTTTACTTACTATTGATTCTAATGATTTAGTCTTTCCACAATGTGGACATGGTTCCTCTTCATATACATCAGATGTTTCTAATAATAAATCTTCCCATGATTTAACAGGCTTCTTTTTTTTCTTACCCATTTTCTTAAATATTGATTTAAATGATTTATCTAATTGTGGATGCTTCACTTCATGCCTTTCTTTAATCTGTCCACTCCTTTTATCATCAAATGTTTGTGGAAGTAATCCTAAATTTGCAGCAGAACCAAGTTCATCCATGTCAAGATAATTATCTTCATTACTACTACCTTCTCCCATTCTTGCTTCTGTTGATTGTCTTTGGAACTCATTATCTAATGGTTTTGGAGTTTGAAATTCACTAAAATCCCTACCCATAAATTTTACACCTTCAGGCATATTCTCATATTCATAATCTGTTGGTTTGTTACTTTCTCCATGTAATTGAGCTTGTGTTGGTTTAACTGCATCTTTAAATAATGATTCAAATGATTTACCTACCATACCTTCTCTATCTCCTTTACCTTCAGCAAATTCTATAATTTTTCTATTACAATTTTCGCACACTTTAATATCTCCTTCATCCCCAGTATCTAATCTAACACGCATAGGTATTGTTCCTTCCTCTTTACAACCCACACCACTACACTCTCCTTTAACTATTGATACAAATGATTGATTTACCATTGATCCTATTTCAGCATCAACTATTTCTTGCTTTCTTCTTTTTCTATTTCTTGCTGTTCGTCCTTTGTTAGTTTGCTTTTCATCTTCAAAAAAGTCTGGTGATCGTTTAAGATCTTCTTCTACTTTTCTCTGTTGTTTTCTTTGTTGTGCTACAACATTGGCTGGTGTTCCTGCACTACCAAGTGCATCAATTTTCTTATCCTTATCAGGGTCATCACCCTGAGATAAACTCTGAAATTCATTTTCCATATCATTGTAATAATGTTCTGATTCTCCCTCAGCCATCCAGTCTTGATAATCTTCATCAGCATCTAATTCTGCTCTGGTAGTTGATGCAGGCATTAATGGTTTCTTTTTCTTGGGTGGTTTTTTTCCCATTTTTTTATATTGATATTCATCTGTCTTAGGTTCCCACTTATCATCTTCCTTAAATATTGATGTTAATGTCTTCTTAACTTTTTTTTTACCACTATTCTGTCTAGCATCACCATTGATAGTTAGACCTCTCTCTGCTGGATGGTCATCCTTACCTTCAACGGTAGGCTGTGGTAATCCTTGACCTACCCATGTCTCTCTTCCAGTATTTTGATTATACATAGAGTGTTGGTCTCCCATAGAATTAGAGTGATCATATTTAACAATACCATGCTCTGCCAGTGTTTTACCACAACCAGAACATACTTTGTTTAATTCCTCTTTAGTCAAAAATATTTCTAATCCATCTTTTGCAACTTGTTGTATCATACCTGCTTCTATTGCCTTTTCTAATTTATGTTGAATAGCACCACAGAACGCAGCAGGATCATTCTTATCCTGATTCTTTTCTTCACAATGGTCAAAGTCTCCTTTACCACCCTTGCCATCAGGTATTGGTTTTGTAATATTATCTGCTTTACCTACATCATCTTTTGGAGATTTACCACCATATCGTTTTGGATCCATTTGTGACAGTTCTCGTTCAACTTTAGCTCTATTGCAAGTTGGACATATATCTATTCTTTTTCCATCAACCACATCTGTTTCTGCATAACTATGCCATTTTCCATCCTTTCCTTGTCCTTCAACAATCTGATCTTTTGCTCCACAATTTTCACATGGTTTTATTCTTCTAGTTTTATTACCAACCTCTTTTAAATATCTCTCTGTGTTATCTGCTGGCACCGATGACCAGCTTGCAACAGCTCTGCCTATTTTCTTATTTTGTGAAACGTCATCATCTTTCTGATCTATACTTACCTTTGAAACATAACAACCAAACTTATCGCATTTGATAATCATCTTACCGTCTTCTCTTACCTCTGCGTTGGTAGCAGATTTTGCAACTGGATTGTAGTCAGTAATTAATGCTAGTGGAACTGCTGGGTCAGCACATACTGCAACCTCATAGTGTTCCAAATCTTTTAATGAATAAGCAATGGAGCCATCTTTCATCCTGACAGGGTCTCTGTCAGACTTCGTGGCTCCTCCGAATGATAATCCCTTATACTCTCCTGATTTAATCTTCTTCCATATCTCATTATCTAATTCATAATCCTTGTGTATCTTACCTGTTATCTTAATTGCTGGGTATTCTTCTCCATCCTTATCTTTGTATGTATCTTTTGAATAATTTATTCCCTTACCTATAATTCTATTACTATGAGTATCTGAAATTGGTGCTCCCCTGTCCATCCATATAGGAAGAACTTTATAGAGTTCATCAACAACTGTAATTTCACCCTGCTTGTCTTTTATCTGAACTGTTAGATATCCCTCAAAGAATCTTTCATCTCCATGAATAGGCTGCATATTCTTCGTTACCAGTCTATTGAAAAACAGATCATTTACCATGTTAATCATTAACCATTACTATATATAAATATTAAAAAAAAAGAGGGGTTAACCTATTTCTTTGCTTTTGTTATAGCGAAGTCTGCTGCGAATCCTGTTACTAGACCTATAAGAACTACCCCAGATTCAGTCAGACCTTCGACAATTATGTTTTGAGATAATGCCAAAGCTGCAAATGTTGCTATGATAACTGATCCTGCTAGTTTCTTTGCACTATAAGGTTCTTTACTGTGTAAATAACCCCTTAGCGTATTTAGCCCAGCTCCAATAATTGAAGCGACTGCTACTAATACTAATGCTTCTACCATAACAAGACCACTCTAATCCTGTATTTAAGTATTTATGTCAATAATAGGAATGAGTCTGTCAGTTCTTTTACCCAATCACATTTTTTCTTATTTTTTGCTTTTACCATTTTTACCCCACTCTGATACTTCCTTAGATATAGATAGACCTGTTACAAATATAGCAGAGATAAAAGCAATAACAATAGACATATCAAAAGTTAATCCTATATCATAAATTGATTCAGCAACATTACCACCTACTAAAGGAGAGAAAAACGATATACCGAAATTTCCACCTATCCTAGCAGTGGGTTTTAGCATTGTCATATAATTAAATTATATGGAACGTATATAAATTTACTTGTGTGGTCTAAGGAATTTTTCCTTAATCATGCCTAATATTGAGTGGGGGTTCATTAAGACCATCGCTGCAAACTCTGCATCTCCATTTGCGTGACCTACAAACTTACCACAGCTATAACAGACATATACTTCATGCCTACCATCACTATAACCGTATAACTTCTTACCACACTTACATTTCCTCATAAACTGAATTAGAAACGTTAATTAATAAGTATTTTGTATACCATATATGGCTACATCATTTTATGTGTATGACACATTAAAGGAGTACAAGCTGAGATATGGCGATAAAGCAAAATTAGAGATGTTTCAGACAAAAATAAAAGATATGTATGTTACTGAAGATAAAAAATTATGGGTTGTGACAAATTTTACAGAAGAAGCAGCAAAACCACAATTAAACAGGTCTATAGTTCATTTTTATGCAGGAGAAGTTGCATACTATAAAAAAGGTGATGAACAACTAATAGTAGATGGTAAAATAGCATATAACGCTAATGATGAAATAATAGAAATATTTCCAAGAAAATTAAGAAAACCAGTTTTATTCTTTAGGGTTGGAAGATTTTATGGTGATAAGCCAAATAAGACAGCAAAAATAAATTACAAGTACAGATATTACGATTTTACATCAAATAGGATAAATTTAATCTTAAAGTAACTATCTTCTAGTACTTGATGGATTTGACATTAATGCTTTCCAATCTTTACCTAATTTCTTCTTCATACTAAGCCAAAATGGATCAACATTAAACATACCACCCTTTTTGTTATATTCCTTTGTTACGTTAGCTATTCTTCTGTGGCATCCCCTACAAAATCTTGCATTAATCTGTTCTATGCCAAATTTATGTTTACCACAAAAAAAACATAATCCATACATCTTATCAGCTATTTTAACCAGTAAAGGTTCTCTACCACGTTTTCCAGCACATTCTCCACAAATATCAGCGATAGTTGCAGCAGCAGCATCTTTTTTGAAGCAATTAAGACAAATTGCTTCTTTATAGTTATCTACGTGCGTATATTCGTTATCTTGATGAGTTTTCCAGAGCTTTTTACCAATAGCAAGCCCACCATCATCAACATTGAGTTTTGTAGCCATTACTTATGTGCCAACAACATTTTCTTTAATGCGTTTTCTAATATGATATACATATTATTTAAAGTGTATTTATCATGTGAATTTTCATGTACAACAACTCCTATCCTATTCCAAGTCTCTATAAGTGTTTTTGCTAGTTCAATACGCTCGGAATCTATCTTTTCAACAACTCTAGGCTTTGATTCCTTAACTACCTTAGGTTCTGCTGCCTTGTATACATCTACTTCCTTTACGTTAATCTTTATAGTAGCCTTTTCTTTCGGTTTCGTTTCCTCTTTTTTAATAATAAACTTTTTGGGCTCATTCTTCTTTACCATCTTCCCACCTCCTTACACTATCAAACTCATTCTTAACTAATTCTCTGGCACTTCTTACTGTCATCGCTGCATTCTTACGCAGTTCGCTTACAGTCTTTGATTTTGTCCAGCCAAAATCAACTGCCGTTTGCAGAGTATTTTTGACAATTTCGTAGTTCTTGGGATTAATACCGTCAGGAAATGACTTCCTACTAAGAGAAGTTCCACTTCCACTTGAAGGATGTCCTTGTCCAATTCCACCCACATCTGTAGGCAGTCTACTGCTTGGTTCCCCTTCGAAATCCTGTGTGTCTTCCTCAGGTGCTGCTGTTCCCCTACCTCTACCTTGCTTTTGCTCTGCACCCATCTGCAACATATCTTTTGCATTAAATGCCGTATCTTTCGATACCTTGAATTCGCCAGTATGAGTTCGTGTAATATCAAATCCCATCGCTTGTAATGCTTGCATATTCTGGATTTCAACTCCTTGTATTTGCAAGTCTCTAAGGTGATCAGTTTCCTCACCAGTCTTCAATCTTAATTCCCAATCATCTATGTTCAATAATGCTGCTATCTTTCTAAAGAATGACTTCATGAGGATGTCTTGACCCCATTTGATTGCTCTATTCGTTATAGTAACTTGCAAACCCTCCTGTGACCAACCAGAAGGAAGTTCACCGTAATAGAGGGGTAAAACACCATATATAGCACCAATGATCATCCTTAATTCCTTTCTTATTGCAATAAATTCTAATTCCTTCAATGAACCAGTAAAGTCTAGCCATTGTGCCATATTCTTGCTTCCCTTGTCACTTTCAACCAATAACGGATGAATCATGTAGGGGTCTTCTTGTGCTTTCTGCTCAAGAACGTCCATTGACTTTCTAAACGTTTCGTAGTTCCTTGATGCTATTACTAGTAATCCTCGTGGTGGTCTCATCTTGTCAAAGTACTTTCTTATGTATTCGTCCATGTGTGATAAGGACATTGCCTTAGACCATATTGAATAGATTGGTGAATAGCCGTATATAAGACTTGGTTTGTACTTTCCTGCTTTCCAGATAAGTTCACCCTCACCATATATAACTCTCTTAGGCTGTGGTATTCCTATGGAGTATACAGAGTTAACTTCTGCTACTGCTTTAAGGGCTTCTGCTCCACATCTTTCACATACAGGTTCTGATAGTCTTCTGTCTCTGTGTTCAAACTTTGGGCATACAAATATTGGGTTTCTTTTATCATCATATCCTATTCTTCCATCAGAGTCAGCAATCATTGCTACCTGTGGTGGATCTACTCTAAGGAACTCTTTTATTTCTGTCCTGTCAGGATCTATCCTATTACTTGCATCGTCTATATAATAATTTTTTAATACTAAAAGATAAGCGTTGTCGGCAATCTCGAGATCTCTTTCCAACTGCCTTGCTACATCTTCTAGGTTTTGATCGTTACCATTAACTGGTGTATTTAATAATTCTTCTAATTTTGACCTATGTTCTGGAATAGGTCTTTTAAGGTCATTAGAACCACAAGTATCACATTGTAATTCTGCCTGTTTTGCTTGTTTCTTAATATCACCTTTCTTTTTGGGTAATGCATTAAATGGCTCTGCATCATCATTACTTTCAAATGGCTGATCATCAGGTTTATCTCCTACTGCTGGTTCGTATTGAAACTCCTTTGAGCAGTTGGCACATTTATACTTCCATTTCTCCACTACTTCAAATCCATTCTTAAACATCTCTCTGTTTAGTGTTTCTATTGGTATTCTTAATGCATCTATGTTATCTGCCAACTCATAAATCATTATAAGTGGGAATGGGAATATTGGAAGTTTGGCACCAGTATCAGTGCTCATATAAGGTTGTGCTATGCTTGGTCTTGTTGTGGTTTCAGTATATGCTTTATTTGCAGTTCCTAACCTGAAAACACCTTTAATTGTATCTACAAATCCCATATTTTCAGTTAATTTGGTACTTTATAAACTTTGTCAGGTTCTGTAACGATTTTGTTACGTTTTTGTTTACGAACCACCGTCTAGTGAGGTATTTTCTTATCACGCTAGCACCAACATACCAGAATGATATAGTAAGCATTCCTAATGGTTCACCACTCTCTATGGTATCAATGTAATGGGGTAGTATGGTATAATTTAAGCAAGTTGCCACTCCACAGGCTATTGATGTGTCAACTACTACCTCCACGATTGTTTTTTTCCTTGAATCTTTCTTCATATTAAAAATATAGACATACTTAATATAAACCTTACCCTTTTAGTAATTAAGCCTAATGGTGTGAGCTTGCATACCTGAGTAGATTCATACGAAAGGGAGGACTGAAGTTGCGACTCAGTTAGGCTTTTATAAACATTATATAATGGTAGATGCATCAATAATCATGATGGAAGAACAAAAAGATGAAGATGCAGCAGGAGAAGCCTGTGAATTTGCTTTATTAAGTATTAGAAATAAGATTGTGCCACCGATTAGTGCTATTAACTCCCAAGATACTTTAGAGGTCTTTTTAGGTACCCTTTCAGGTATTATAGCAGGATGGGGTATGGTGTTAGAAAAGAAGGATAAAAAACTATACAAAAAACTTTTAACTGCGTTGGAGCAAATGTCACTTAGATATGGTGGAGTTAGAGGTAGAGGATTACAATGAGCTTTTCGACTGGTTTACCCTTATTATGGGAAGAAACCCCCAAAATATCACATCACAGGCAAAGAGTACATTCTGGAAGTTAAAATTCCTTTCTGACGATAAGATAAAAGAAGAGGGATATGATGAAGATGAGGATGAATCAACATGACTAGGTTTTACTGCACTACCTGTTGTAAGATATTTGAAGATAAGGATATAAAGTGGTGGAATAACTCCCAAGTCTGCGAAAGATGTTACCAGAAGTATCTTAAATACCAAAAAAACGATACAGGATACCCTAAAAATAGGGGATAAGACCACAACTTTTATAAATGACTATATTGTAGGTGTTTTATGGATTACGAAAAATTTGGCATTTGCATAACAGTGATCATAGTTGGATGTCTAATGGGTGCTGCTGGAATAGCATCAGGAGAATTTGGCATAGAACTAGCACAAGGAGATCATAAAATTCCATTTCCAACATCATCAACAAAGACAGATAACGCTTACTTTGAATGGTGTTATAAAATGAAAATAGACTGTAGTTAGTTTAAGTGTCATGAATATTACTTGTATCAGAAACGCCCCTGACTTGTATTTATAAAAGGTTTAAAAATTGCTTTTTGGCTATAAGCACTTGAACGTCTAAAATTGATTTCTGAATACTGTGGAAATGTTCCCTAATATATATGTTTGTATTGAATATCATGTAAAAAAATAGGGAGAATTTAAGCGATCTGTTATTGATCGGTTAAATATCCTTTTTGGTAGGATCGTAGTCTATGAAGCCTATTTTACCTAGATAGTTAGCTTCAATTCTATGATCGCTTTTTAGCTCTTCAAGTGCCTTATTGCTTAACCTTACGAATAAAGGTAGGTTTAATACTGTTTTGTCGGTAATTAAGCCTGTTTTCTTATCTGCATTTTTTACATAGTGGCTATTACCAAATAGAGCTTTTACAGCGAATTTCATAAAAGGTATCATTATACTAATACCTTGATCCTCGTTTTCAGCTTGCTCTATTGCTTCTTGAGCTATTTTGTCTTTTTGTTCTTTTGTTAAAGTCATGTTCTTATTTGCCTTCAAACGTATTATACATATATGTGTTTGCATTTGCATACATTTATATTAGGTATTCACACACTATAAGCTGACGTATCAATCCCAGCGATCCAAACAGTTATATTACCGAAAGGCTTATAAGCATTTGTGCACGGATCGGAACGTTTATATTAGGTATAATACATACCCATTCGGAACGTTTATATTAGGGTAGGCTATTTCAGGTGGTAATATATATGTTGCGATCAGGATAACATTTATATTAGGGCTTAATGTTTCGTTCATGTTGTATCAAAAAAATGTTATACAAAGGTTTATATTAGGTAGCAAACCACTTAATAAGCTTAGTTCTATTAAACAAACAATAAGATTATATACCAATTACTTAAACAATACTGTTATTTATAGTGTTAGTTATGCTTATATTATAGTAGTAAATGAACAGCGATCAAGTGCGATCACGGAAACATTTAAATTACGGAAAAAAACACAAAAAAGTTTTGAACGAATCACGAAAAATGCGATCAGCGATACATTTAAATTAGGGATTTGTGATTTTTTGCCCATGATGTCCGAAAATACTGATCAGAATTACGCCTTTATTGGTATTAATAATACTAATGATGGTTATCTCTATCAAGTTAAAAGTAAATCTGATAATGACATAGTATATACTATTGTTGTCAAGATAGTAGATGATGACCATATCAATACAGATACTAGTATAGATATTGAATGTGAATGTTTGGGCTATAAACATAGAGAAAGGTGTTGGCATATAGATAAGATAAGGGGAGTGATAGAGCATAATTCTTATTGTATAATGTGCCTAACACCTTTTCTCGATATAGTATTAAAGAACGCTGATTATACAGATAATACTATTGAATCAGTTAATGCTTATGATCAAGATGGTAAGAAGATATTAATTAATAAGGCAGGTAGTATGATGATACATAATGACTGTGTTATATATCTAGGGGAATTTGAATCATTAGGAGAAGATATTAGTAATAAAATCCAAGAGATTTATAAATCATTCTATAATAAAGACATAGAAAATTCCAAAGATTTATATGTGGATAACAAAAAAAGCGTGAGTGAGAAAAATGAATGACAAAATTAGAGTAATGAATCAAACAGCAACATTACAAATACCCAATACCATAACAGGTAGTAAGGACATGAAGATAGAAATAAAGGTTGATGATAAATCAACAGTTCAATCTATCCTAGAACAAATAGATGATAAGGCATTACGCACTAAACTATTTGATAGTCGTGGTGATCCTAACAAGTTCCTATCTGTTATGCTGAATGGTAAGAGTATAGCTTTCCAAAATGGTATGGAAACTGTCGTTAAGGGTAGCGATCAGCTATACGTTTTACCTGTTGTAAGTGGGGGATCAATATGATCCCTTACATTTTTTCTATGACTAATGTAATGGCGAAGCCATTAAAGAGATGGATATGGAATAATATTATTGATACTAAATTAGGTTGGCATAATGATATACAATGTGTGATAGATGAGATAGATATTGATGAGTTAATGAATGAAAGAGCTGAAGAATATAATACAGGATTACAGGAGTGTTATGACTTATGACAGATGATTATTATATACCTGATGTAAAGAAGCCTAAGGATATATCTAATGATGTTGGTAAATATACAGGAGCTTTGAAAGAGTTTATTGATAGTGAAGATGGATCAATCAAGGTTAAGTTAGAGCATGATGTTATAGTAGAAAGGGTAGCTAATACTATCTATACTTCATGGTTGTCAGGCATAAGAGAATTATTAACTAATGAATTAAAGGCTTGTAAATTAGCTAGGGATAACTTCAATGCTAATCCTTACATGGTAATAACAATCAATCCTGTTGAAAGAAAATTAATTATACAAGGCTATGATTCATTAGGTATAACTGCTGAACGATTCGGTAAGATAGTAGCATGGCTAGGTCGATCACATAATAAAGATAGGAATAGTATTGGTATGTTTGGCATGGGTATTGAAGCTTATACTACATTAAGTAGCACGTTAAAGATAGAATCTAATCCAAGAGAATCGCCTGAAAACTTTACAGTATTAGGTAGAGATGGTAAGACATGGCTACCATTAGAAGAAGCAACTAACATACCTTATGGTTGTAAATTAACTATGGTATTGAATAAAGATTTAGGCGATACTAAATTCTATAAACAATTAATAGAAAGAGTTAAAGATGTAGTATCATTACATGGTATTCCTACTACCATACATTTAGAAGATGAAGTTGATGATGATGATGATTATAGTATTGGCAACCATGAAGTAGAGTTATTAGATAAAGAAAGATATATGTTAAGACTAATAGATAGGGCTAATGAAAGAGAAAGATATTCTTATACTAATATAGATCATTCAACAACTAAGACATTACATATAGATAATGATACTTATGATATTACTATTCTGTTTGCTAACAATAGTAATAGTAATGCTGATGTTAATGATGATTGTCATTTCTTTACTACGTTAATAGATGTTCCAATTAACAATGAATATAATAAGGGTAGCACTATTTCTAGTAAGATAAATGATCTTGAGCTTAATGGATTACTGTCTAGGTTTCCTAACTTCACAGGTATGTTAATCAACCTTAAAGATGAATCAATCTATCCACCTGTTGCTAGTAGAGATAGTCTTAAAGATGGTTGGCTAACTGATGAGATGTTAAGAGATAGTTATGATTTAGTTTGTGAATGGTATGATGAGAATAGAATTAATAAGTTAGATGAGTTATTTAATATGACTTCACAGGATATTAATACATGGCATTGGTTGTATCAATATTCAGAAGATAGGAATGATGATGATGATGAAGATAAAAAACAATTAAAAGAATGTATTGATTTAAGATTTAATATCTATAAGGATAACAGAAAGAAGTATGATCACATAACATTCTTAGAGTTATTAACTCAATCATCTAGTCATGCTATTAATTATGATCATGTATTTTATATGTCTAACTTTTATAGGGATAAGATAGTTGGTATTGATGAGGAGCTAGGGGAAACCTGCACTTATATAAGATTAGCCTATAAAGATACTGATAAATATGTTGATACATTAAACTATCTAGTTGAGAAGATGAATAAGTTATGTGATAAAGATGATATGTATTTCTATGATACTGTTAGTTGGTTAAAGAATAGAAAGGTTAAGATAAAGATAAGACGAGTAGCTAGACCGAAAGGTAGTATAGTATGGCATTACAATAAGCTTAGCAACTATTCTTATGATGAAACACAGGTCAGCTCTAGTATATATTATGATAAGAATAGACATGATGATTATAGTATGAAGGATATAATAGCAAAAAAAAAGATCAGGCTACAGCTTACAGAAAAGAGATGGGGGAAACACAGATTGTCTATTGCTGATATAGTAGGTTTGTTAAATCAAATACCAACAGATATAATGTTTTGTAAAGCAGATACAGATTTAAATGCTAACTCGGTTGATGATTATATTAAAGGTGTGATGAATAGGAATGTCTTTACAAGTCAGGGTAATTATAAGATGAATGAATTGTTAGATAAGTTTAGAGATACAGATGAGCTTGAAGTTAAGTTAGTTTATTATCCTTATTCTGATGTGATTAATGAGAAATGTTTTGGCACTAACAAGAAACAATTATACATATGTGCTAAGAATAATGATGAGTTAATTGGATTAGGATTAGCATTTATAACTGATGGATATATACATGACAAGGATTGGACTATTAACTATAATGATAAGGACATAATAGAGATAGATAGATATGGTAGTGATTCTGTTAATATAGATGAGAAGATGAAAGTATTAATACCTGATGAAGTGATAGAGTTATTAAGTAGTAATAGGTTTATATCAAGATGGAAAAATGCTGAGCATAAAGGTTGTATGATATTAGCATTGGTTGATCTACATAGATCAATACCAAGTAAATTCTTTAATGATGTAGCTAGGTCATTAACTTATGCTAATACATTCAAGGAGTTAAGTGATGAAGTTAAAAGAGTAAAGGAGTTATACCATGCCTAAGATATTAGATTGTAATGATAATCATCTAACTATAATGAATGATGATGGTAAGATTGAGATGGTATCTAATGATGAATACTATCATCTTAAATATGATCCTGCTAACATAGATAAAAGAGATAATGATAATAGAATCTTTCACTTCTATACTAGGACACAAAAGATACAGGAAACATACAATGATAAAATATTTAATCTTATGTTTAGTGGTGTGATACTACAAACAAGACAAGAAGAAGCTAATAAGATATGTCAGTTCATAAACAATGATGATTGTGCTTCCTTTATGAAATACTGTGGGGATAAGTATCAAGTTATTAACTGTAAAGAATTACTAATGAAACTGTTGTTTGCTTATGCAGATAGATTAAAGTTTAGGAAACGTGGCATAGTAATTGATGATAACTTTATGGTAGGCTATGATGGTGGAGCTCATTATAAGAAAGGTAAAGGTTGGCATAGCTTATGTCTTGTAGTTGATGGCTACATAAGAGATAAGTTAATTGATACTGCTGTTGGAGCTATAAGAATGTCAAGACTACTACAAACTATCATGGTTAAGATAGGTTTCTGTCTTAAACCTAACATAAAAGATAGAGTATTCATGAATCAATTACCTGCTGATTTAAAGAGATGTATAACAGATGAAGTTAAACAAAAGGATAGAGAATTAAGAAAGAAACAGAAAGAAGCAGAAGCATTACTTAAACAATCAAGATTAGATGATGAGATGTATGGTGTATAGATATGTATGTTAAATCAAAAGATGTTCAAAGAATAAGATATAATAACATAGGTGTGATTGAAATACTTAGAACATTCTTACCTAAATCTTTACCAACAGATTATGATATAGGATATAATAAATTTGTTATAATGATTAAGAAACTAGAAGAATCTGATAATATATTATTATATGGTCTTGATAGAAAAGATGATTGGAGTAAATGATATGAATAAACAAGAGAAGATTATATTTGAAAACAAAAAGAAAAAATTAATTGAGCTTGGATTCTTTCTTGATCCTAATTTAAATAAAGAAGATTGGCATATATATAATTGGAAAGCAGGTGGTTGGAATAATAAAGATAACAAATGGGTTAATCCTGCTAGACTATTAAATAAAATTTATCCTGTTGTTAATGATAGGCTAGAATATATGTGGCTACACATGAATTATTATATTGCTACCAAGACAGATGTAGATAGACAATGCCATGCTTGTCATGGAACATTAAGTCGTAAGCGTATTGAAGTTAATGATTTAATAGTAAGGAATGGTAAGGGAGCTAACTTCAATAGTTATCATGTGCCATGTGCTATTAATATAATAGTAGAGATGATAGATACATTAATAACTATACCAAAAAGAAATGCTTTACTTGATGACATACTAAAGGAACAAGAGATGAGAAAACAATGACAGATATAATAATAATAGGAGATGAGAATAATAAAATTAAAAAGAAAATAAATAAATTATTAAAAGAAAAACAATTAGACAAACACTTTAAGGTTAAGGATAATGATAGATAAGATAGGGTTTAAACTATGGTGGTGGGAACAACAAGCTAAAGAAGAATTAGAAAAAATAAAAAGCGATCGGCGAAAGATTTATATTCCGAAAAAAAAATGTGAGGAAAATGAATAAAAATTTAATTGAAACAATCATTCGATCTTATTATGATAATGATAAAGATAAATTAAATTTCTTTATACCATTAGTTCAGAATAAAATAAAAACATTAAAGGAAGCTAATACAATAGCAGGAACATTAAGTAAGACAAGTAAAATGCCATGCCGATCATATGGTATAACAGCTAAGGCTTGTCAAACAGGAGAAGTAATGAAGCAATTAAATAAACAGAAATTAAATATTACTTGTCAGCATGATGTTGAAGTGGCATTGTTAGATGGTAAGCTCATACCTACCTGTGCCTTATGCTATTGTGATGACAATGGTAATTATAATTATCCTAGTGTTAAGAGTGCATTGAATAGAAGATTGATATCTATTACTGATCCATTATGGATAGAAGCATTAGTATATATGATTAACAATGAACAGAAGAAAGGCTATGATTATTTTAGGTGGCATGATAGTGGAGATATACAAAGCTTACAACATTTAGAACAGATAGTGGTAGCCTGTATTTGTACACCATTTGTTCGCCATTGGTTGCCTACGCTAGAAGCAGGTAGTCATATAGCTACATTCGTTCAGAAATATGGTAGTATAGATAAGATATCTAATCTTGTTGTAAGGGCTTCAACGCCATTCATTAATGCTAGACCAATGCCAAATAAAAATGTTGGTGTTAGGTCTAGTGTAGTTATTGCAGATGAAAGAACATTAAGAAAAGAGATGGTAGAGTTTATGAATGATAATATATGTCCAGCTAAGTTAGGAGATGGTACGTGTGGAGATTGTAGAAAGTGTTGGGATAAAGATATAGATGTAATAAGTTATCCATTGAAATTAAGTGGATATATGTTAGGGGTTAAGGGGTTGGTATTACAATGATGACAGTAGATGAAGCTTATGAGAAAGATGAGAAACAACCTAGACCAAAAGGATCACCTACATGGTATGATATTAGAGAACAACAAGAAGAACAAGTTAAGAATGGATTAGCTAGTATATTATTGTCTAGGGGTATGACAGGAGAACAAAGGTTAAAATCATTAGAAGGATTGGCTATGATATACATTAACATACCTGATGATGATGATGTAAAGAGTGTTATTGATGTGTTTGCTAATCATATATGTCATGAGTGTGGAGAAATATGCACAGAAAGTGTAGATGAAGAACATGATGATACATATATTATCTGTGGTGGTGGTAGTAGATTAGTGTTTAAAGATGAATCTAAAGGAGTTGGTAATAGTATAGATGAATTTCATAATAATCTAACATACACAAAATCTAACAACTGTAAGAATAAAGGCGAAGAAAGTATGGGTATCACATTAATAGTGGAGAAGTTAAAGAATGGCTAATCGTGTTAAGGATTATCATTGGGTTAATTGTGGTGGTTGTGGTAGATTTGTTAGTTGGATTAACCCTGATGAATGTAAGAAGTGTGAGGATTGGGGAGTATAATGCCTAGTATATATTGTAATGATTGTGGTGGAGAAATTAATGTGAATATAGATTATGGTTTAAATCCTATTGATGATATGATTAATAAATTAAAACAAATGGGTTATGTTGTATTCAAGAAAAAGGTGGTAAAAAATGCTTAAAGGACAGATTAAGGAAAAGAGTATTCCATTTGCATACATGGATTATGAGCAAGTTAATCCTGCTAACATTGTAAATTGGGGAGATTATATCGATAACAGGGGGGAGAAAAAAGAAATAACAGATTTGATATTAACAGGTAAGCATAATGTTTTATTAGAGGGAGAAAAAGGAACAGGTAAAACATTATTAGTATATGATATATGCAGAAAAAATAACATACCTTTATTTGAAATGAGTTGTGGAGCTGGTATGAATAAGGGAGATATAATAGGTCGCCCACAAATAGACAATGATGGATCATATTTTGAGATGGGATTTCTTCCTAAAGCATTTGAGTTAGCAAACCATTGGAAGAATTTAGTATTCTATCTTGATGAGTTTAATGTATTACCACATGATGAGCAGATAAGGTTTAATAAACCACTAGATAAAAGACGTTCAGTATATGCAAATGGTAGAGAATTTAGATTAGATGATGGTGTAAAGATAACATTCGTAGCAACAATCAATCCTATTAATTATGGTGGTGTTAATACTCTAACAGAATCAATTAGGTCTAGGTTTATAGGAAAGGTATTACCATATCCCTCGACAACTGAATTGCTTAAGTTAATAGATTGGTCAGATATACCTGATGAAACTAGGGATTGCCTACTAACACTATGTCAGCAGATAGTTGGGTTAAGGAATAAAGGTCAGGTTGATTATATATTCTCTCCAAGAGATATAGACCAATTTTGTGATGTATATAGAACATATATATCTACATGGAAGTTAGAAGATGTGTTAAACAATGTGATACTAATCAAGTATAGTGATTCACAGGAAAGAGAACAGGTAAGGATAAGAATAAATGAAACGTTTGGAGTGAATATATGATGAGATGTAAAGAATGTGGGAATGTATTTAAAAAACCAAATCAAAACCCTAATACTAGAAGATGTTGGAGTGAATTTAATATGTGTGTTACGTGTGCGACTATTAAATACCCTGAAAAGTTTGCTAAAAGGGATAGATTATCAACACTAGCTAAAGCAGGTGTATATAAATCCCCAAAAAAGAAAATCAGAAAAGATGGTAGACATATAGTTCATAGGGTGGGTGGTGTAGAATAATGCAACTACAACAAAGCAGTAATTGGAATATAGATGAGTTTGAATTAGTGAACAGTTGGCATTACTGTAAAGCTGATATGCTAGAGGGTGTGCCTATGCACCTATGTGAGTATGATGGAAAGAAAAGGATTCATTCCAAAGCAAAGGGATTTAGATTTGAATTGTTTGATGTTAAGAACAATCCTCTTATCATGGAATGTTGGTTTGAGAATACGACAGGTAAGGCTAAGGCTTCAGGAGCTAAGGC